TGATATTATTGCAAATATCACATTGTAAGGGGTAGTCATGTCCACCATTTCTATACGAGCTGAGAATGGTGTTGAAAGACCTTCTATCTCTTATTATAAAACCAGTCCGTTAACAATATCTGGTAGTAATCAGGTTATATCTCCGACATCATCAATTGTTACCACTCAATATGGTAATATGTCGAATAACGTGTTAAATAATGGTGTTAACACGATGACTGTGAGTGCATTTGTAGATGCAAATAGTCCGATTCATCATCTCGATATTGAGGGTATGTCCGGATCCGCTACTTCTTGTACAGATAGAATCTTAAATAGTGGTGCCGCAACATGGAGTTCAACTGCAGGTTCTGCTCTTGCTAAAGGAACGTATTTTGGTAAAGACTGTATCGATATTGATGCATGTAACCAGATATCTGTTTCTAATTCTATGGGTAATCTTCCTCAATATTATACCATGTTTGCAATTTGGTATCCGCGAGTAACAGACAGTGGCTGGAGAACATGGTGGCGTGGATCTAATGACCACCTACCGATGGTTAATAATGGAGCAAAGGATTTAGGTATCTATTCAAATAGAAATGGAAATTTCATAGATACAGGATATAATATTTCTATTGATTGGCAAACAGTGATTGTAACTAGTGCAGGTGATACATCTACATCCTCAACTGGGACATCCACATTTTATATCAATGGATCAAGTGTTGGGACTGTACCGAGAGTTAAAAGTGGTACAACTGGTGATTCATTTGGTTGGTCAGGTCAAGCACCTGGATATTTTATGGAAATTGGAATACTAGGAAAACTCTTAAATTCCACAGAAATTGCAGATCTTCATAGTAGACTTAATTCACGGATGGGAGGTGCCGCATCAGGTGCGTCTTGGAATGATAATGTTTCAGAATCATACACGTATAATAACACTGCTCATCCACAAGACATTAGAACATATAATAGAGATAGAACAACTATAGTTTCTAGTAAACCTGTAAGATCAACTCGTATATTGGCAAACTCTATTCGCGCCAGTATCAATGCTACTGGTCAAGTAAATACTAAACTTTCTGATGGAAGTGTAGTCTCCGGTGGAGGTGGTGGAGGTGGAGGTGGTTCCGACTCTGCAGTAGCATCAACAATTAAACAGATTTGGTACTAAGATATGTCACTTAATAGAACACTCGCAGGACTCATTGATACAGCAGGTGATGTTAAATCTGCATCACTTGATAACGCTGCTTCACTTACCGTATATGCCACAAAAGAAGATTTACCTTCGTCTGGTATGTCATCTGGTGATCAGGCTTATGTGACAGGAAATAGTAGATTCTATATTTCAAATGGTTCTGGTTGGTATAATGTAGCATTAGTGAATGCGACACCAAGTCTTTCTATTGATCCTACTGGTGCTATTATTCTTTCTACTACTGGTGAAACAACTACGATTACCCTTACTGCAGCCGATTCTGATAATGCTGTTGCCGGATTAACGTATTCAGTAGAATCTGATGGCAGCTTTGGCGGACTTGCAACAGTATCTCAAGATTCAAGTGTGTTTACAATTACACCATTGAGCGAAGACAGTGCTACTACTACAACGTCAACATTAACATTTAAAGCATCTGATGGTATTAGCTTTGGTTCTGGTCAAAGAACATTATCACTAACATTTGCTACTTTGAATTCTAATTATACTACATTTTTAGCAAAAGCTGATACAGCAGGTACAGATAATCAGGTGGATGCTTCGACTAATGCATTTACTGTTACAGAATATGGTAATGTAACATCCTCAGCATTTTCTCCTTATCATCCTGGTGGGTATAGTAATTACATAACAAGTGCTGGTAATGGATATCTTGAATGGACTTCTCCTCCTACATTCTCTGCTACTGCATGGTGTGTTGAGACATGGTTTAAACCAGATGGAATGCCAAGTGTCGCTGTAGGAAATACTGGCCACTGGTCTATCTTTGGTTGTTGGACAGCAAATACAAATAATAAAGAATTTCTACTTATCGGTGGTAGCAGTGGTGAAATAAGATTCTACTACTCCTTCGATGGTTCAGCTGCATCCTTTGTTGATACAGCTAGTGGAGTATTTTCTGACAATACATGGGTGCACTTAGCACTTTCTTTCGATGGTACAAATTATACAGTCTATGCAGATGGGGTCAATGTTGCTAGGGTTGTTAATTCTACACAAATAGCAAATACCAATAGTTCTCCGCTTGCATTTGGTAAATCTATCGATGGCGGTGGTGTAACTCAAACGTATGTTACTGGATACTATGCTGATGGTCGTGTGATTAACGGTAGTACATTAGAATCAAATAATACATTCCCAGTTCCTACAAGTAGAATTGATTTTAGCGCTGCAAATACTCAAGCTTTGATGCATTTTCGGCCGCATAAGAGACAAACCGTAACATATAACGGTGATGCTACTATTAAAAGAGCTGGCCCATACGATTATCAACCATATACAAAAGCAGATCATGGTGGTTCTGTGTACTTTGATGGTACAGGGGATTATATACAAACACCAAATGGCACATATATGGACTATGGATCTGATGATTTTACATTTGAATGTTGGATATATCCACAGGCATCAAATGGAGATCGATATATCGTTAGTGATTATACATCAGCTGGTCAGATGGCTTATGCATCATTTCATATACTTTTAGATGATGGTATTCTCAAATCTTATGTAAGAGTAGGAGGTGTCAATGTTATTGGTGGGTTAGATGGAACTACCACAATACAACTTAACGTTTGGCATCATGTAGCACTAGTGAGAAATGGAAATGTATTTACATTATATCTTAATGGCGCATCAGAAGCTTCTACAACACTATCAGGAGCAATGAATGTTTCTACTCAACCATTTACCATAGGTAGAGCAGGAAATTATGCAGGATTATACACACAAGGTTATATTGCTGATGCTCGATTGGTAAAAGGAACTGCAGTATATACAACAAACTTTGCAACGCCAACTGCCCCACTAACTGCAATTACAAATACTGAATTACTTACCTGTACAAATAAGAATGATATTTGGGATGCTGCAACTGGTAATGTATTAACTAAGTCGGGTGATGTAACAGCTAGTAATACACAAAGACAGTTTACTTCCTCTTCTGCAACATATTTTGATGGAACTGGGGATTCTATTTCATTTACTGCAGGATATGATGATCCATTATATAACTTTGGCACACATGATTGGACATTAGAGGGTTGGTTTTATATTCAAACATTAAGTAGCGGAAGAAATCTATTTTCATTCTTAAGAGCAAGTGCTAATGAAGCAACACCACATGTTTATACACAGGGTACAGATTTAAGATATTATGTTTTAGGAGCAGATAGAATTATAGGATCCAGTGCTCTTACTGTTAATACATGGCATCATATTGCAGCTACAAGAAGCGGAAATGATCACAAATTATTTGTTGATGGTACACAAGTTGGAAGTACTTGGACCAATGCACAAACATATGTACAAGGAAGACCAGTTTTAGGAGACTATCATAGTTCATTGGGTAACTTAACTGGTGGATCAAATCTACTTCACGGTTATGCACAAGACTTTAGAATCACAAAAGGTTTAGCAAGATACACCTCTAATTTTACACCACCGACAGCAGAATTTGCCGGCTAGTTTAATTCAAAAAACATATAAATAGTCAAAAGATTTTTACATCGGAGACTATTTTATGGCAGTACCGAATTCAAGAACAACGCTTATAGAATATTGTAAGCGTAAACTGGGAGATCCAGTATTAGAAATCAATGTAGATGATTTTCAGATTGAAGATCGCATTGATGAAGCTCTGCAGTACTGGCAAGAATATCATTACGATGCCACATTACGTACATTCCTAAAACATCAGATTACTGCAGCAGATAAAACTAACGAATATATTACCATACCGTCAAATGTCTTGTTCATTAACAAGATGTTTCCTGTGTCTTCTTCATTCGGTACATCTTTTAATTTCTTCGATATCAAATATCAGATGATGTTAAATGATATCGCTGACATGCAAAACTTTGCTGGTGATTTGGCATACTATGAACAGATGCAGCAATTCTTATCATTACTCGATATGAAATTAAACGGTCAACCACAAATCCAATGGTCGCGGCATGAAAATAGACTTTATATTTATGGAGATTTCAATGATGATGATATACAAATTGGTGAATATATTGTATTAGATGTTTACCAAACAGTTGATGTTGCTACTGCCACATCAGTATGGAATGATTGGTGGTTAAAAGAATATGCAACTCAACTTATTAAACAACAGTGGGGAATGAACCTAATTAAGTTTGAAGGAGTACAACTACCTGGAGGAGTAACTTTCAACGGAAGACAGCTTTACGATGATGCTACCGCTGAGATCGAGAGACTCAAAGAAAGGTTGCATGAAGACTTCTCTTTCGGTGCACCTATGATGGTAGGTTGATATGGGTCGTAATTTCTATTTCTCCGAAAAAGTTCGAAGTGAAATGGACATGTATGAGGACCTCGTTATCGAGGCTCTTCAAATATATGGCCAAAACGTATACTATATTCCACGAGATCTAGTAAATTACGATACGATTTTTGGTGCAGACGCCGAGTCTTCATTTAATTCGTCTCATAAAATCGAGATGTATATTGAGAACGTCACAGGATTTGAAGGTGAAGGAGACCTATTTACACGATTTGGTGTAGAAATCAGAGATGAAGCCACATTTATAGTATCACGTCGTAGATGGATAAATCAAGTTAAGCGAAATGATAGTGATATTACAAGTGAACGCCCAGCTGAAGGCGATCTCATTTACTTAACACTGACTAATAAGATCTTCGAAATCATGCATGTTGAGCATGAACAGCCTTTCTATCAAATAGAAGATATTCCAGTTTATAAGATGCGTTGTCAATTATTCGAATATAGTGGCGAAGACTTCGATCTTATCACTACAGATCTTGATGCAGTTGAAAGAAAGTACGCATATACACATGAATTAACACTTAAAGCACCACGTAAAGCGGTAGCTACAGCGAGTATTACGTAATGGGAAGAGTTAGAAGTTTATCCTTAGTAGATTCAGGTAGATATTACTCTACTAATCCTACTGTCATAGTTGGACCACCGAATGTTCCATCACAGTATGTAGGTAAGATCGATAGTGGATTTGCCAAGTTTGGTATCGGATCACTCGAACATGATTCTACTGATATGTCAATTGCTGGTCGTTTTCAAGGTGATAACGATTCTGACTTTATGATGCAGTCTTTTTGGTTTTATTTAGATTCATTAAAATCATGCACATTAACTTGGAGCGAAAACTTCAGAACATACATCAATGGAAGTAATAACTTTGCTATTACTTATAGAGTGAATGCACAAGATCGTGATTCTAATCAAACTGATAATGTTCAAGTTCGCTCGATCAATGTACCTGTGACTGCACAGACTTGGCATTTTGCAAAGGTTGAAACATTTAATAATAGCTTACGACTCGGTTTAGATAGTAATCATACAGCTACTATCACAATGGGTTCAGATTTTTATAATGATTTAGACCAAATTCGTATTGGTAGAGATGCAAATAACACAAGCCCAATACATAGACATAACGTCAACGGTAATTACGTTTATGATTCAGACTTGTTTGTATCATTTAAAGGACACATTGATCAATTCGCATTAACAATAGATAGCACTAAAACAGCATTTGATTCAGCTTTTTCACTATGGGTACCGAGTTCTGATAGTAACGACAGATATGAGAATAAAATTCCTCTCATAGAAGAAAATTTTAACTATAAAAGAGCCACAGCTCGAGCTACTATCGACTCATCAAATGGCGGAGTGAATGCGTTATTCATCACAGACTCAGGATATGGATACGATTCTGCTCCTACAGTACGATTTGTCGGAGGTAACAATATAATCGATAGTGATTATGATATCGGTGATAATGTAAGACAAGCATTAAGTAGTACAACGATGCGTGGTGAGGTTGCGCGCTATCAACTTGATTCTGATGCAGATTCGAACAGACATTTATATCTCATACATTGTGGAGCTGATGATGGCAAATACAGAGAATTTATATCTGATACTGCTATAATAAATACTACAAACAGTAGCGTGAGCGGATTAACAGTAAAGTCGGTGAATGAGATTAATAAACTATCAAATAATGAACAGAATACAGACTTCAGCTCTATATCTGATGACTTCTTAGATTTCTCTGAAGACAATCCTTTTGGCGATCCGGAGAATAACTGATGTTTGGAACTTATTTCTATCATGAAAAAACGCGGAAGGCTGTTGCCATATTTGGTAGACTGTTTAATAACCTATACGTGATACGTAAGAATTCATCAGGTGCAGTTATTAGTCAAATCAAATTGCCGCTATCTTATGCACCAAAAAGCAGATACATTGATAGGTTGAGAGAAAACCCAGATCTTGCGACAGATGAAGATGTAGCGATTAAATTACCACGTGCATCATTTGATATTACTAGTATAACATATGATACTAGTCGGCAGTTGTCTAAGCTTAGCAACTTTTCAAAGCCAGGACCTAGTAATCTTATTACTAAACGTACTAAGATGTACTCACCTGTACCATACAACTTAGGGTTTACTTTGAACATCTATGCTAAATCACACGATGATGCATTACAGGTTGTAGAACAAATATTACCGACATTTAACCCTCAGTATACAGTAACAATCAAGCCATTTGCTGATAAATATCCTGATTTTGTTGAGGATATACCAATAATTATTCAGAATGTGGCATTTACAGATGATTTTGATGGCTCATTGCAGTCTCGTAGAACCATCATATATACTTTAGAATTTGAAATGAAATTATCTTATTATGGTCCGTTAGATGCAGAGGGATCAATCATCAGAGAAGTTAACGCTGATCTTTTCTTTAATACAGCTGATTTAACTGATTCTGATAAACGAGTAGAAAGATTAAGTGTAACACCAGATCCATTAAATGTCAATCCAGACAGTGATTATGGCTTTAACACGACTATCACATAGGAGAAATAAATGACTATTACTTTAAGGTCAACTAAGGGTAGTGAGTTAACACATGCGGAATTGGATGGTAACTTCACTGACTTAGATAGTAGAATACAACAAATAGTTACCTTTGACTCTGGTAATGCACAAGGTTTAATTAACGACACGCTTATCGGAAACTATGCAACGGTATCTGGACTAAATAACTTAACAAATAGTGTAGCTACTAATACTTCTAATATTAGTCAAATTCACACTAGCACATTGCCTAACTATATTACTATTAACGCTTTAAAGAATGTAGTTGCTGCAAGTGCTGACTTTGCAGATTTTCAAGTGAGGATAGCATCGCTATAAGATCATGATTGATTCATCAGATAATGTACGAAATGATTACGAATATTCTCGTCAAACATATTATGATTTAGTTGAAAGAGGTAAAGACGCTCTTGATATGATGATAGAAGTTGCGCGAGAGTCCGAACATCCAAGAGCATATGAGGTTTTAGCTGGTCTCATAAAGAATACGTCAGACGTTAATGATAAGTTAATGGATCTGAATAAAAAACAACGTGATCTATTGAAAAAAGCAGAAGAAGAAAGTAATCAGCCACAAATAGGCCAACAAACAAATAACGTTTTTCTTGGCTCGACAGCTGATATACAAAGACTTCTGCAAAATGGAGATGATATAATTGATGTCACACCAGAACGAGACGTATCTCGGAAATCCTAATGTAAAAAGAGATGGAGTTCAACAAGCTTGGACTCCTGAACTATTGAAAGAATATAAGAGGTGTATGGATGATCCAATCTATTTCGCTAAAAAATACTGTAAGGTTATTTCACTCGATAAAGGACTTGTTCCATTCGAGTTATATCCGTATCAAGAAAAGATGTTTGACCATTTCAATGATAATCGTTTCTCAATTGTCTTGGCCTGTCGACAGTCTGGTAAATCTATATCTGCTTGTGCTTACTTACTTTGGTACGCTCTTTTCCATACTGAAAAGACGGTTTCGGTGCTTGCGAATAAGGGCGCAACGGCGAGAGAAATGCTCGGGCGTATTACACTTATGCTCGAAAATGTACCGTTCTTTTTACAACCTGGATCTAAAGCGCTCAATAAAGGATCTTTGGAATTCAGTAATAATTCCCGTATTATCGCTGCTGCTACTTCCGGTAGCTCTATTCGTGGCATGTCAGTTAATCTTCTGTATCTTGATGAGTTTGCTTTTGTTGAACGGGCTGCAGAATTTTATACCTCGACATATCCAGTTATTTCAGCTGGTCGAGACACTAAAGTCATCATTACATCAACAGCTAACGGCATTGGTAACCAATTTCACAAGGTTTGGGAAGGAGCTGTCCAGAACGTAAACGAATTTAAATCATTTAGAGTTGATTGGTGGGATGTTCCTGGAAGAGATGATAACTGGAAACAACAGACTATCAATAATACATCTCAATTACAATTTGATCAAGAGTTTGGTAATACGTTCTTTGGCACAGGTGATACACTCATTAATGCTGAAACGTTGATGGGATTTAGAGCTAAACCACCGCTTCGGGTACTAGAAGGTGGTTTACTCAAGATATATGAGGAAACGAAGAAAAAACACAGTTATGTAATGACCGTCGACGTGTCGAAGGGAAGAGGACAGGATTATTCTACTTTTAATTTGATCGATATTAGCGTAACCCCGTTTGCACAGGTTGCTGTATATCGCAATAACACTATCTCTCCATTA